TCCTGGCGCTTCAGCAGCTGCTGTTGTTCCGCCTTCGGAAAAGTCTTCCGTGCTTGAACATATCCCACTGGCTGTAACTTCTAAAGATGATGATGAAGTTGAAATTCCCCTGGACAAACTCACAGAAGAATTGGCCATGTTAAATGAAAGCTTTAGGTTTGGAGGCGACTCTCATAATATTTCTGAATTATTTGAACATAACTTAGCAGAAGTTGATGAGGAAGAACTAGAAGAAGCACTGCAGACCGAAGAGGATGATCCTGACACCGAGCACGATGATGAACCTGGAACGCTAGTCGCAGAAGAAGATCTTGATGAAGAATTAAATTTAGAAGAAGAAATCATAGAACGGTTGGTTGTCGATCTCCGTGAGCCGTCAGGACACAAAACAGGATGGGCCGGCATACCTCAATCTGCTGTAGAATTGGCAGAAGAGGAATTATTAGCCCTGGAGCAGGACTCAGAAGTTAGAGAAGAGAAGGCCGCAATAAGAAAAGCTGTAAAAAAATTGCAAGCCACCAATGAGAATCTAACTTCTAAAAACAAGACGCTCCACAAAACACTGGACGAAGCAAAAACACAACTATTAAAATCAAGAGACGTTCTTTTAGCTTTAAAAGAGAAGCTAGAAATATCCAACGTAACAAATGCAAAATTATTATACCAAAACAAGGCCTTGGCCAGCGACTCCTTAAATGAGCGACAAAAAGCAAAACTTGTCGAAGCTGTGTCAAACGCCGAATCTATTGAGGAAGCAAAAGTAATATTTGAGACCCTTCAAAGCACGGTGGGCAGCACCTCTCGCAAATCGCAGCCAAAATCACTGAGCGAAGCAGTTGAAAAGCCTTCTTCAATAATGCTGTCAGCTAGAAGAGAAAATTCTAGTAGACAGAAATCAAGTCCAGCGTTAGATCGTTGGAAAGTTCTTGCGGGAATAGACAAATAACAATATTATAGGAGAATTAAAAAAATGTCTGTTTTAGAAAAATTAACTGAAGGTATCGTCGGACGATCTCTTCATAGAGAAGGTGCTGCCCTACTTGACAAGTGGGAGGCTACCGGTCTTCTTGAAGGTATCGAAAGCGATCAAAACAAGCAGGGCATGGCCCGGCTTCTCGAAAACCAAGCTGCGCAGCTTCTTAAGGAGGCCTCGTCCATGGCAGCTGGTGACGTCGAAGGTTTCGCCTCTGTGGCGTTCCCCATTGTTCGTCGAGTCTTTGGTGGGCTTCTGGCTAACGACCTCGTGTCGGTTCAGCCTATGAGTCTGCCTTCTGGGCTCATATTCTTTCTGGATTTCAAGTACACATCCAACATGGGTCGTTTAGGCGTCGATGCTGATGATTCCATTTATGGTGGTGGCGTGCTCGCTAGCCAGATCACTGGTGGTGTGAACGATCTCACTGAAGATGGCGGTGGTTTTTACAACCTTGCCAACAACTATTCTTCAGCGACTGGTTCATTATCTGCCCTGACTGAGGTCGCCGATGCGGATCCCGACACCACCGAGGCCGGCGAGATTAACGTCGCCGCGGCAACGACTGGTACGCCTTTCGATAGCAGCGGCACAACTATTGCTGACCTGTCAGAGGCTCAGAAAAAGTGCATCCGCTGGGATCCTGATGTTCTTGGTGATTCTGATACGACCAAGAGAGTTTATGCAGTTCAAGTTCACTTGTCTACAACTGACATGGACAAGCTCAACATGGAAGCGCTTGGTGGCACGCTCCTTCACACGACCACAACGTCTAACACCGAGGCCTCTCTCGGCCTGACCACCGCAGTTCCTCTTCGAAGGTTGACTGAGCGTGGTTATCGTGATGAAAATGGCGCGCTTCGTACTATCGGTAACACAACTGATGCCCGGGCGGGTAACTATATCACTTTCTACTTCCTAGCTGCAAGTGGCACGGTGGATCCGGAAGGTTCAAACGCTGTTTGTGTTAACGGTCCGCTCAATGATAGTTTCGCTGCAGGTACTGGTCTTGGATCCATTGTTGGTCAGGATAACTGGCCGCTTGAAGAGCCGTTAGGCGCGACAGGCGAGTCTGGTTCAACAACCGGTAAACAAAAGATTGCTGAGATCGATATCAAGGTCGACAGTGTCGCTGTCACCGCGAAGACCAAGAAGCTCAAGGCCAAGTGGTCTCCAGAGCTTGGTCAAGATCTCAATGCTTACCATAATCTTGATGCGGAAGTTGAGCTTACTCAGATTCTTTCTGAGCAAATTGCTCTTGAGATCGATCGAGAGATTCTTAACGACCTCGTTAAGGGTGCTACGGCTGGTACTTTCTACTGGTCTCGATCTCCAGGTCTGTTCGTCAACCGAACTAGTGGTGCGGAATTAGGTGCTACGGCAGCTGCTCCAGATTTCACTGGTACGGTTAGTGAGTGGTATGAGACTCTTGTTGAAACCATTAACGACGTGTCGGCTCAGATCCACAGAAAGACTCTCCGCGGTGGGGCAAACTACCTGGTGACATCACCTGAGATTGCCAATATCCTTGAGTTTACTGCTGGGTTCCGTGCAAGCGTTACGCATGATTCTGACACGGGTTCAGTTGGTGCTGTCAACGTTGGCTCTCTTTCTCGTAAGTTCGATGTTCACGTCGATCCTTATTTCCCGAGAAACCTTGTTCTTGTTGGTCGTAAAGGCGGTAGCTTCCTTGAAAGTGGCTATGTATACGCTCCTTATGTTCCACTCCAGGTCACTCCGACAATCTTCGGTACCGAGGACTTCGTGCCCCGCAAGGGCGTGATGACTCGTTACGCTAAGAAGATGGTCCGACCTGATATGTATGGCCTTGTGGTTGTACGAGGACTTCTTGGTGAGTCAGGCGGTAGCTAATACTAGCTAGCCCATAAACTAACCCCGCTTTGAGTTTTCTCTTAGCGGGGTTTTTTATTTTGGGAATTTAAAATGCCTTGACACTATTTATTATGATTGATAAGGCCAGGAAGCCTTTTTTTACAGGAGATAACAATATGTCTAAGTTAGGAAGATATTCTGCAGACAGAAAAAAGATTCAAAATTTAAGTGCAACGTACACAGCCTCCGTCGCTGATTGTGGTACTATTTTCACTTTAAGTACGGCCGCCGGTCCTTATAGTGTAACACTGCCGTCAGTTGCCAGTGCCGGAAAGGGCTGGTGGTGCAAGCTCGTTTTGATTGACACCACTAACGATAAGGATATCGTAGTTTCGGGCTCATCTAGTGATAAGACTGAGGCCGCAGGTACCATTTCTGGCAAGATCTTTATGAACAATGTATCTATGACAGGTTCAATTTTAGGAGCACAGACGCACACAAATCACGACACTGGCCTAGGCCCTGTTTTGACAGGATCTCAAGCCTTTAAGTTTGATATATCTGCAAACGCAGTAAATGATCAGGTGGAGTTGGTTTGTGACGGAACAAACTGGTATGGACTTTCCGTTACATCTGGAACACTTGGCGTCATCGGCGCCCAGGGCTAATTAAAAAGACTTTGACAAATTAAGCCTTATCAATGTAAAAGCCCCTCTTTAAAGAGGGGCTTTTTTTATGTATAATGCCTATAAGATAAATGATAGGAGATATTTAATGGGAAAACGTCGCAAAAGATTAACAATGGAAAAATATGCCAAAAAATATGCTTCTGTAAGGGAAGCTGTATTTGAAGGCGCCCCGGCCCAGGAAAAACGCCAGCTGATCGATCCAGAACCACCTCTAAAAGTTGAATTGGCAGATCACCCTCCTGAACCGGCCCCGGCCACTCCCCTGGATCCGGAATTGGAATTGGTGGACCCACCTGCCGAAGCTTTACCAGAAGTATCTGCAAAAATAACAAAAAAGAAAAAAATTAGTAGAAAAAAATCTGTATCAAATCAAGATACTGCAAAAAGAACACACTTGAAAACAAAGACAGAAGGATAATTCATGTGCTCCTAACTAATTATACTGATAGGAGATCTAATGAATGGCAACACCTACTTTAACACCAAGTTCACAGACGTCTACTATTGTATTGCCGCAGACTGGCTCATTCACTAATGCTAGCGAGGCAACAAACTACCCATATGGTATGTATGTAGCCACCGGCTCACAACTGTATGATAAGAACTTCATCACAGGCGCCGTCGAACAAGTTACATATGTTTATCGAAAGTTAGGTGGCGATGTTTTAGATCTGGAGGTAACTGACAAGAATGTTTATTCAGCTTATGAAGAGGCTGTCTTAGAGTATTCATATATTGTTAATGTCCACCAGTCAAAGAACATTCTTCATAGCTCTCTTGGTGCAACAACAGGTACATTCGACTCGGATGGTCAAAGAACAGATTCTTCTAGTGGTAGCAATGTTGAACTAAAATATCCGAAGTTTCAATTTGGATATTCCAAGAAAGTCATGGACCACACAATTAAGGAGGTCGGCTTAGGTGGTACTAATTCTATATATTCGGCTTCTTTTGACGTGACTGCGGATACCCAAGATTATGATTTGCAAACAATTATTTCTAGCTCTGCTACTGATTCTGGTAAATTGTTTTATAATAAAGTTGGTAACAACAGAATAATAATAAGAAGAGTCTATTATAAGACGCCGCATGCCATGTGGAGGTTTTATGGTTATTATGGAGGCATGAATAGTGTTGGCAATTTATCAACATATGGCATGTTCTCAGATGATTCCAC